TTAATTGGTGTCTGAAGAATTGGCTTTTTTCTTTTCTTGGTCTTTGATGAATTGCCAGAAGGTTAACATTTCGCGTTTACGCTCCTCGGGTGCATCCAGGTAATCCTTGAAAAATAGCCCATGCTCCGGATTGTTTAAAAAAGCTTCAAATTCAGACAACTCAGATAATGATGAAGACGAAGTGTCTTCTGCGCCTCCATTGGCCAGACGATCCATTTCTTCGGTAGTGATCCCTAAAGCACGGCAAACCTTAAGAACATTATCAACAGAAGCTCCTCCGACACCTCGCATTAGAATAGACCTCAGCGTAGTATAAGGAATTCCTGCCTTTTCTGAAAAAGCCTTGGTGTTCAGGCCGGTTTCCTCGATTAATCGCTTTAAGACTTCAGCCCGTTGCACACGCAGTCCTCCTCAAAATCCATCAGTGTATACGCTATTTCGTATTCTTAAGTTTATTGTAAAAGGTTTGAATTCAAATGTAAATATGCATTTTCGTATTATTTCGGGTACAAGGCTTGACATAATGCGTAATTGAGCATATTATGATTTAAAAATACGAAATTGAGTATATTTAAATCTATTTTCGATAAGGGGGGAGTAAACATGTGGTGTATAGAGCAGGAGGATTTGGAACTTCTGGATTCGAATTTTGTGCAAAAACTGCTTCCGGAATATCAAATTTCTTTAAAGAGTGTAGAGCAATTATACAGAAATGCAGATGCGGATGATAAGAAGGTAATCGCCGGAATGGTCAGTGACTGCAAGTATGTGATTGAGTGGCTGAGCAGCGGCCGGCGGCCGGGGAACAAGCGGGGGATTGAACGGCGTGCGGGATATGAGCGGGAAATTCTGTTAGAGCCGGTTCGTATGCAGAACTTTACCGCCGGGTTCAATGCAGTTCCTTCTGAAGGACTCACTGAGGATCAATGTTTTCAATTGGAATATGTATTGGGGCTGTTAAGCAGAAGGGAGCGGGAGTGCTATATGCTGGCTAACGGTGAAGGATTCTCGCATGTTGCTATTGCTGGAATGCTCATGATTTCGGCAGGCAGTGTAAGTGAGTACATCCAGCGGGCACAAAAAAAGATCAGCTCCGTAATGGAGGAGTATAGGTCCCTTATCTAACAAAGTGAGCTTATTATAAATAATTAAATGGGTTTGTCTAGTGAAAGCCCCTAATAAATAGAAGGGAGGTTAACTAACGTAAATAAGGAGGGCGACAGTGACCATCACATTATTAATTTTGGCCATTCAAAAGTTTCTGCAAAAGGAGTTGGCTGATGATACGCAGCCCGTGCCCCCAGTGCAGCTTGGATATCTTTCACCGAATACAAGCGTAAATCCGGTATATCCGGTAATTATGATTCGGCCTGCTGAGGGTGAAGGAGATTCTGGCCAAGGGCAAATTCAAATGAAGCTTCAATTTGGTACTTATTCTGAAGATGACACAGGCCTGGTTGAGCTGCTTAATCTGATGGAGCGGGTACGTATCCTGCTATTGCGCCAGAGAGTTCTTGAACAGAAATTCAGTTTGGAGGCCAGTTGGACATGGAAGCTTGACGAAGAGCACCCTTCAGCAGTCTGGAGGGGCGAACTTACAACAACCTGGGCATTGCCCCAAATTCGACAGGAGGTAGTATTGTGAATTCTATTGAAAATGAAGACCAGAAACAAACCCAGCGGGAGACGATCCGGATTTATCTGGGGCCTAACCTGCGTGGCGGTCAACTGCTGCAATCCACCGTATTCCGTTCAGGTATTCCATCTTATTTAACGCCGTTAATGGCTGAACAGCCGGATGTGGCAGAACTGATTGTACCTGTTGATGAAATGACGGAAGTGCAGGAGCGCATCCTTCAAGCGGGTACCGCTGAATATACAGTCTATCAAAGGCTTCTAGGGAAGGGGAACTAATCAATGGCATTTAAACATGGTGTAAGCATTATTGAACAATCAACTTCGGTTCTGGCTCCGGCAAAAGCAACAAGCGGTATTCCTTTTGCAGTAGGTACGGCTCCGCTCCATCTGGCGACGAAGGCTGTACCCGTTAATACTCCCGTGCTTGTGAATAACTACGCGGAAGCCGTTGCGGCTCTAGGATATAGTGAAGACTGGTCAAAATACACGCTGAGTGAGTTAGTATATTCTCATTTTGCCTTGTACGAGAGAGCTCCAATGATCCTGGTCAATGTGCTTGACCCGGCTATCCATAAGACAACGGTTGCTCCTGAAACGGTGGCAGTCAGTAACCGGCTGGCAACCGTGCAGACCGAAGGCGTGCTGCTGTCAACGCTGGTTGTTAAATCTTCAGATGGCACTTCCACTTATGTGTCCGGTACGGATTACACAGCTGCTTTTGATGAGAATGGTCATGTATTGATTACAACGAAGTCTTCTGGAGCCATTGCAGCAAGTGCAGATCAGCTATCTGTGGGATATGACAAACTGAATCCCGGTGCTGTAGAAGCTGAGGATATCATTGGAGGCGTAACCGCTTCGGGTGAATACACTGGTTTTGAACTGATTCATCAGGCTTACCCGCGTTTCGGGATCCTTCCGGATCTACTGCTGGCCCCGGGCTGGTCGCATTTGCCTGCAGTTGCCGCAGTGATGAAGGCGAAGGCCGGAAATATTAACGGGAATTTCAAAGCGATTGCCCTGACGGATATTGATCCATCCCGATCTTATACAGAGGCCGGTACTTGGAAAGCTAACAATAGCTATACGGGTGCTCTGCAAGTTGCTGCTTACCCGATGCTGACGCTTGGGGATAAAAAATATCATTTTTCCACTCAGCTTGCCGGCCTTATTGCTGCGGCGGATGCCGATAATGGCGGTATCCCTTTTGTATCGCCTTCAAATAAGCCTCTGCAAGCGGATGGCACTGCACTATCCGATGGGACAAGCCAATTCCTCGGAATTGATCAGGCCAGCTTCCTGAATAGTGCAGGCATTGTAACAGCACTTAATTTGGGAACAAGCGGCTGGAAGAGCTGGGGGAACAACACCGCTGCGTATCCGGGCGTAACCGATCCTAAAGATAGCTTTATTCCGGTCCGCCGGATGTTCAATTGGATCGGAAACAGTCTCATTCTGACTTACATGCAGAAGGTGGATGATCCGATGAACAAGCGACTGGTTGCTGCGGTTACGGATTCCGTTAACATTTGGCTGAATGGCCTGACGGCATCAGGAGCACTGCTGGGCGGACGGGTAGACTTCAATGAAGCCGAGAATCCGGTGACAGATCTGATGGCCGGTAAAATTACATTCCATCTGCATCTTACCCCGCCTGGACCAGCACAGGAGATTTCCTTCCTGCTTGAATACGACACAACATATTTAGCTGCGCTGGTAGCGTAGAAGGAGGAGCAATAATGCCAAAAAGATCAGAACGGGTTATTGATTATTCAGTGTACTTGAATGCCGTCGATTACTTGGGAACAGCAACCGCGACTCTGCCGGAAATTACGTACCTGGTAGATACCATCAAAGGGGGCGGGATTGCCGGAGAAATGGCGGCGCCTTCTCCAGGGTATACGGGAGCGATGAGTCTGGCGCTTAAATGGCGTACGATTGAGAATGCAGCAGCCACTCTACTGGCACCCAAGGTCCACACGTTGGATCTGCGTGCTTCCATTCAGACATTCGATACTGCGACAAGCGAATACCGCGAGGTGCCGTTCAAGGTTACTGTTCGGGCGAGACCGCTCGGCTTGACACTCGGTAATCTGGAGACTGGAGCAGCAATGGATACTACCAACAACTTCTCGGTTAACTATCTGAAGGTCACCCTGGATGGTGTTCAGGTACTGGAAATTGATAAGTATAACTACATTCATAAAGTATACGAAGTGGATTACCTTGCGGCTACTAAACAGAATCTTGGTCTATAAGGAGAGAGCATGATGGGAACAAAAGAACTGGAGGAGACCGGAGCGGAAGTATACACTTTCGCCCGGCCCGTCAACTTTGAGGGCGATACGTTTGAAAGCCTGAGTATTGATTTTGACAAGTTAACCGGTGAGGACATCCTTACCTGTGACCGGCAATATCAGATGGAATCTGCCCGTCAATCTGGCGGGGAATTGATTAAAGAGACCAATAAAGCTTATCAGGCTTATATTGTGGCCAGGGCTGCTGGTGTTCATGTGGGGCTGATTAAAGCTCTGCCTGCTAAGGATTTCACAAAACTGACCTTACAGGCACAAAGTTTTTTGCTGCTGTAGGCTGCGGAGACGGCGATGGGATCAAAGACATCGCCGTCTCTTTGGCCATGCTTACCCATACTCCAATCTCCTATTTTCTCGGCCTGCCTGTTGAGGAACTGGGGGATTGGGCAGAGCGGGTGGCGAGAATTAAAGAAGGGAGGTAACTTATGGCAGGTTCAGGTTCAGGCAATCCAAGCAGCATCAGTGAGCTTATTGTCCGGTTGAATGTATTGGTGAATCCAAATGTTCCCCGCTCTGTTGAGGAAGTGGAACAGCAAATTAAGGATTTGGAAGACGTGCTTAAGGGGCTGGCCAGGGCAGGCTACTTCGATCAACTGCGCGGAGATGCTGAGGACGCTGGCGACGAAGCCGAACAACTTGGTGACAAACTTAAGGCTGCTTTCGAAAAAGTGGATTTCTCCATGCTGACTAAAGCGGTTGAACCCCTAAAAGCCGTCTGGACGGCTGTAAATGATTCTGCCGGGGCAATGGCGCAGCTTCAGGCATCAACCGGATTAACCGCCGCTGAGATGAGCGGAATGAAAGAAATCTCCGATAGCCTGTACAGTCAGAATTACGGTAAAAACTTCGAAGATATCGGTGAGGCGGTTGGAACGGTACAGCAAGTTCTGGGCCAAACCGGAGATGAGCTGGAGAAGACCACCCAGACGGCTATGACGTATCGCGATGTTTTTAAGGGGGATATATCAGACTCAGTACAAGCCGTTGACGCGATGATGCAAAAGTTCGGCATCTCTTCAGAGCAGGCCTATAATCTGATGGCCCAAGGTGCGCAGAAGGGCATGAACACATCCGGCGGGCTTCTAAGTGCCGTAGAGAAGTACAGCGCTGACTTCAAGAAGATGGGATATTCTGCTGACGAGATGTTTGAATTATTAAGCTCTGGCATGGACAATGGGGGGAATTCCCTTGAGGGTCTTGCCGGGCTTGTGAAGAAATTCAGCTCCACCGTAAAAGAGGGTTCGGATTCCACAAAGGCCGCTGTCTATGAGCTGTTTGCACCTGAGCAGCTGAATCAATTCAGTGCTGCGCTTGTAAGTGGCGGAACGAAGTCGAAGGAATTCGGCGAATTGGTGAAAGTGGCCGGGAAGAATGGAGCTGTTGCCCTGGTCAAGGATTTGAAGGCGGGCGGAGATTCGGCGAGCAAGGCCATGCTTCAACTGCGCAAGACAATGGGCAATGGGGATGAAATCTTCAAGGGGCTGGCAGACGGGTCTATGACCGGTAAGGATGCCATGAATCAGTTGATTGCGAAACTAAAAGCAATTAAAGATCCGGTTCATCAAGCGGCCCTGGCCAGCGCTATATTCGGGTCTCAGTTTGAGGAGATAGGTAACAAAGCGGTGTTGTCGCTGGGCCAGACTCGGCATCAGTTTGATATGACCCGGCAGACGATGGATGAAGTGTCTGCGATTAAGGATAATACGCTAACCGAGCAGTTTGCAGCCATAGGGCGGGAGTTGATGTCCGGTCTTGTGGTTCCTCTGGGAGAGAGCGTGATGCCTGCACTTCAGGGGTTGACCAGTTGGGCGTCAGACAACAAAGAAGTGCTGATGGTCATCGGTCTCGCTGTTCCTGCTGCGATGCTGGCCACAAAAACAGTGAAGATTGTTCAGGGGTTCTCCACGATCATTAAGGCGGCCAGCGCGGCCAGCGGAGCGGCTGGAGGATTTGCAGGTGCACTGGGATTGCTGACGAATCCCGTAGGTCTCGCTGTTGCCGGTGTCGGACTGGTCACGGCCGGTGTCATCGCCTTCAAAAAGCATCAGGAGGATGCGCGCCAGGAGCTTTTGAATATGGGGGATGTGCTGGGTGAATCCTATGCTAATTATTCAGCGATTGAGGAGGCTAATTCCAAAACCCAGAATCTAATCACTGAGCATGACCGATTGACAGGGAAGATTAAGGATGCAAGAACTCCAGCTGATGAATTGTTAGAAGCCAGACGAAAACTGAAGGATGTAGAGCAAACACTTATCGATATGAATCCTAATATTTTGTCTGCTGAAGGCTCCAAGAATGATAAATTCCGAGAACAGATGGGTCTTGTCGGAGATATTGCCAAAGCCCGAGAAGAAATGGGACGTCGTGAACTAGAACATGAGGCCCTTACTGCACAAGCCAAATTGCCTGAATTGGAGAATAATTATTCAGAGCTGACTCAGAATCTTAAAGATCAAAGTGCCGCCTATGAGGAGATGAAGGTAAAGTATAGGGACTACGTCGTGCTTATGGAGGAGTACAACGAAATAGAATATAGTGATCTCGATCCTAATCAAAAAGGCGAGAAGTTTTTAGCTTTTTCTAAAAAAGCAAGCCAAGTGACTGGGAAAGATTATACAATAATAGATCACTTTGAAGATGACTATTTTAAAATGGAGGAATCCATTAATAAGAAGAACAACCAACTTAAGAAAACAGATAGTGATAGGAAAGAGGCAGAAGATGGTCTGGTCAATTATTATAATACTCAGAAAAAAATAATTGAACTTGATCTTGGTGGTACCTTGCAAGAGCAAGCAGCCAAGTACAAGGATATGTCTGTTGCTGAACAAGATCGATTTAGGCAGGCTCTGGATAAGGTGATGCTTCTTAACGCTGCGCTTGATAAGCTGCCTGCTGAAATGAAAGTGAATTTGCAGCTTATTTGGGAGCAGATAGGGAAAGTTCCGAATGCTACTGGAGTTCCAGGGGGAGAAGGCAAAGAAGGTGTCAAACCGAAAGTGAAACCATACCACCCGCTCTATGGTGGGCCAAGCATTGCAGAATACGCTGAAGGCGGTATCGCATACGTGCCCTCTATTTTTGGTGAGGCTGGCCCTGAAATTGCTATTCCCTTAAACCGCAAGCCCCGGTCGAGGTCTTTGCTTGAGAAGGCAAATGATTTAATGGGGTATAATAATAATTCTGTTAACAATGGGGATATCCATGTAACCTGGGCGCCTAGTGTAACCCTTCAGGGTGGCGATAAATCTGTAGCTGAACAGGTACGGGAGGCTTTAAGGCAGTCTGAGGACGGATTCGAACGCCGGTTCAAGTCGATGCTAGTGCAACAGAGGCGGGTGAGCTTCCAATGATCTATAGAACGGTACAAGGCGATATGTGGGATGGGATTGCTTTTAAAATCTATGGAGATGCCCGTTTCCTGACGCTGCTCCTGAATGCTAATCCGGCACATGCTGCGGTCAGTGTATTCTCAGGCAATATTGTACTAAATGTACCGGAGCTGCCCACAGACATATCCAGTTCACTGCCTCCCTGGCGAAGGGAGTGAAGCATATGGAACTCATGCAGGATGCACGCAGAGCGGTACTCGAGCTGCGCTATAACGGAAAGGACGTTACTCAGGATATCACTAGATCGCTGACAGACTTTCAGTATAATGATGCTGCCTCGGGTTCATTAGATGATCTTACAGTTACGCTTGAGGATAGGGAGCGCAATTGGCAGGGGCCTTGGTCACCAGTTGAAGGCGATCAACTGATTGCTGCCATCCGCACGGTCAACTGGGACAAGCCGGGTGAAGTCAAGAAGCTGCCGCTGGGCACCTTTGAGGTAGACAGTATTGATTTTAGCGGCCCTCCTGATACGATCTCCATTAAGGCGGTCTCGCTTCCTGTTACCTCCGAGGTTCGGATGCAGCGCAGCTCACGCAGCTGGGAGAAAACCAATCTGAAAACAGTAGCCGCCCAAGTGGCCAAACGCGCGAAGCTCAAATTAATCTACGAGGCACAGGACAACCCCTCTTATGATCGGCTGGAGCAGTCGGAGGTGTCGGACTTGGCCTTTTTGCTGAACACAGCTACGCAAGAAGGTATCGCGATTAAAGTATCTTCTGGAAGCCTGGTGCTTTTTGATGAACAGGAATATGAACAAAAAGCAGCGGTGGCCACGATCGTGCGGGGGGAGACTAATGTGACGGATTACAGCTTCGCTTACAATACGGCCTATGCAGCTTATCGGGCATGTACTGTGACGTATACTCCCTCTCAGGGCAAAGAGTCCTTGAAGGCCACGTATACCCCTCAAGGCGCGCCTAAGAGCGGTCCAATTCTTAAGATTAATGAACAGGTCGACTCGCAAGCAGATGCTATGCGGCTGGCCCGTAAAAGGCTCCGGGAAAAGAATAAAGAGGGCGGCAAAGGTACTCTCTCACTTATGGGAGATCTAAGGATGGCCGCAGGACTCACGATTAATATCAAAGGCTGGAAGCGGTTCGACGGTAAATACATTATTGAATCGGCAAGGCACTCAATTGGAAGCAGCGGATATACAACCAGTCTGGACATTCGTAAAGTATTGGGGTGGTGAATGGTGATACTTATTGGCAGGGTATCTACAGCTAATCTGGCAGCCGGAAGTGTCAGGGTTACTTTTGCAGACCGTGATGATATGGTTTCCGGCGAGTTACCGGTTCTAACACCGGGCGGCTGGGGAAAAGGCAATGCAGTACCGTTGCCGGGAGAGCGGGTCGTGTGCGCTTTTTTGAATCATGCGCGTTCCGCTGGCATCTGTTTGGGAACCTACTTTGCGGATGACGGTCAGCCTTCCGGCACCCAGGATCAGCGGGGAGTATGGTTTGAGGATGGCAGCTATGTCTATTATGACCGAACAGCCCAGAAGCTGAATGTTAAGGCAACCGGCGGGGTGCTGATCGAGGGAGACTTGACGGTTACCGGCAAGCTGTCTGCTAGCTCAGTTCATGATGGAGGAGGCAGAACCGGATGAGCAATAAGGGCAGTAATGACCAGAAGCAAGATTATAAGATGAATAAAATTGGCAGTCTAGGCCCGGTGGTCTTTGTCGTTGCGGAAGGCGCCATTCGTACCATAGATGAATTCAAACGCAGCAGCTCCAGCCGGTGGGCGCAGCATGACATTATCGGCAAGAAGCCCAAGAAGGAATTTCTGGGACCGGGCGCAGATTCGGTTTCATTCTCGGTTCATTTCTCGGCGGCGCTTGGCCTTAATCCGCGCAAAGAGCTTGACAGGCTTACCGAGCTGGACCGTGCCGGCAAAGCGATGCCGTTAATCATAGGACGCAAGAATGTCGGGGTTGGGCTATGGGTGATCAGCAGTCTGTCGCAGGATTGGAACAGGCTGGATAGCATCGGCAATGTGCTGGACGCACAGGTCACGATCTCGCTTGAGGAGTATGTGAAATGATGTATACCATTGATATGACTCAGCCTAGCCTGATTGATTTTAGCCCGGTAACAGTAGCAGAGGAAGTGGCTCAGAATATAAGGATGATCCTGGCTACTCCGCTTGGGAGCGCACCGTTGGCCCGTGGAGTTGGTCTGGACTACTCGATTATTGATGAACCGGCATACATCGCTGAATCCCGCCTGACGGCAGCGATCATCACAGCCATTACAGAGGAGGAGCCGCGCGCAATCGTGGCCGATATTTCTTTTCACAAGGATATAGAAGAACAGCTTACAGGCAGCTTGGCCGTTGTATTGAAATATAGCCTGGCAGAGGAGGAGTAGGAATTGGAATATGCTGAATTACCGGATATCCGCTTTTCGGAGGAGGATGCAGCAGCCATACAGCAGAATGTCATCACTGTATATGAAGGCCTTGCCGGACGCACTCTACAGCCTGCCGATCCGGTGCGGCTTTTTTTGTCTTCGCTCGCAGCGGTGATTATCCAGCAAAAGGTGCTGATCAATCAGACAGCCAAAGGGAATTTACTGCGGTATGCCTCCGGAACATTATTGGATCACATGGGGGCTTTTCAAGGATCGAAGCGATTGGAAGCATCAGCGGCAATCGTTACGCTCCAGTTTGTTTTATCCATCCCGCTAGCATCAGCAACCTCGATACCAGCAGGGACACGCGTCGGAGTACAGGGCGGGAAGGGTTCGATATATTTTATAACCATGGAGTACTTGGAGATTCCTCCGGGAGAGACTGCGGGAATGATTAAGGCAAAATGCTCCGAATCGGGGACAACAGGGAACGGGTTCTTGCCCGGGCAGATTAATGTTCTAATGGACCCGCTGCCTTTTGTCCAGTCGGTAACGAATCTGACCACCAGCTCTGGCGGCGCTGCTGCTGAGACAGATGAAGCATTCAAGGAACGCATACGCCATGCGCCGGAATCATATTCAACGGCTGGACCTCAGGGAGCATATGAATTCTGGGCCAAGTCCACATCCTCGGCAATCAAGGATGTTCATGCTTACTCTCCGGCACCCGGGCGAGTTACCGTGGTTCCCTTACTGGCAGAAGGGGAAATTCCAGGGGAAGATGTTCTGAATTCAATTGCCGAGACTTTGGAGGACAGGGGAATCCGGCCACTGACAGATCAGGTAACCGTGAGTGCGCCGCAGCCTGTCAGTTATAATACTGCGCTGACCTATTATATTAGCCGCAGCCGGGCTGCTGAGGTTCCGGGTATCCAGGCGGCAGTATCGGCAGCTGTTGCTGCTTATCAGCTATGGCAGCGCTCCAAGCTTGGCAGGGATATCAACCCGTCAGAACTAATATCCCGTGTTATGGCTGCTGGGGCACTAAGGGTGACGGTAACAGAGCCCGTGTATAAAACCATGTCCGCAACCCAAGTGGCTTTGGCAGGCACAACGGCACTGACTTACGGGGGGCTGGCAGATGATTAATATCCAAACTTTAAGCCTGATCGAGCTGCTGCCGCTTCCTATTCGTAAGGACCCTGCCATGGCTGCGGCTGCGGCTGCGTTAGATATACAGTTGCAAGAGACAACCGCTATGATCGCCGGTCTGAATATATTCGGCCGGTCCGCTGAATGGACGGATGAGGAAACGGATGAACTGGCCTGGCAATTCAAGCCGCCGTATTATGATCCGGCTCTGCCTGTGGAACAGAAGCGGCTGCTGATTCAAAATGCAATTCCTTTTCACAGACACAAAGGGACTGCCAGTGCAGTAGAAGATTTGATCGCCATCCTGTTTGGCCAAGGGGCAGTCGAAGAATGGTGGCAATATGGAGGAGACCCTTATCATTTCCGGGTGGTCACCAACAATGCGGATGTGACTGCTGCACGGGCTCAGGAATTCATTGCCGCTGTCGATGCGGTTAAGAGGTTGTCTGCTGTATTGGATAGCGTCACTATTTCGCAAGCGGAGCCGCTGCCTCTTTATATGGGCGGCTTTTTACATTTCGGGGAACATATTCAGATTTAGGGAGGGAATCATGTGGCAGTATTTGGAGGCATGACACTGACCAATAAAGGTCTTGTGCTGCAGGGGAAAGCCCAAGCGGGGGGCAAGTTGAATTATACCCGCATTGCTGTAGGCGACGGTTCACTTACAGGACAAGCTGTTCCAGCGATGAATGGCCTGATTTCGCAAAAGATCAGTTTGCCGATTACACGAATAACCACACAGCCGCCTAATAAGGCGATTATTGGTTCGGTGCTGCGGAACGCGGATGTCTCTACAGGATTTTACTGGCGTGAAGTAGGAGTCTTCGCACAAGACCCGGATGCGGGGGAAATTCTCTACGCCTACGCTAATGCCGGAGTAACCGCAGACTACATTCCGCCAGGCGGCGGATCAGACATTATCGAGAAAACGTTCGATTGTGTCGTAGTGGTAGGCACAGCCGCCAATATTACCGCAGTCATTGATGAGTCGCTGGTGTTTGCGAAGAAGACCGAACTGGACGCTCTTGCTGACGCCAAGGTGGATAAGGTATCTGGCAAGGGGTTGTCTGCTAATGATTACACCACGGCTGAGAAGAATAAGCTGGCCGGGATCACCGCAGGAGCAGGCGGGGCAGGCACTGCCACGGATGCAGTTATTGGAAACCGGACGATCTCAGATACGACAGCGCCAACAGGAGACAGCGGCACCGTCACCAATCTGCTCGGTTGGCTCGCAAACACAGTCAAATCTATTACCGGTAAATCCTCCTGGCGGACTGCGCCGGCGACAACACTGGAGGCAGCTAAGGCGCATGCGGATGATGCTACCCGGCACCTGACGGCAGCGGATCGGACGGCTTGGAATGCTAAGGAGACAACAGCGGGAGCGCAGGCCAAGGCGGACGTTGCTCAAGCTGCAGCCGCAACGGATGCAAGTACTAAGGCAAATGCCGTTCAGGCTAATCTGACTAACCATGTAGGCAATACGACGGCGCACATCACAGCGTCAGAGCGGTCAGCCTGGAATGCCAAAGCAGATGCTTCCCAATTGGGCCGGGTAGACCTGACACAAACCCTGGGACCGGGCACATCGGTGGTGACGGCGAATCAGAACGGTAGTGAGCTGGAATTGGTGGTGCAGGGGCGGACGCTTACTAATATCGCAGCTAACACAACAGTCAGCTTTATTCCAAATGGAGCATACGCTTTAGTCACTACAGAAAACACTATAAAAAAGTACCAAGGTGTAGATGCAATCAAGGTAACTTACACTGGAACAGTGGGCAGTTCAACGACTGGTTATCAAATTTTGCATCCTAAGATTGATCCAACCAAATATTATGTGTTTGCCGTAGATGTGCAAGTAGTGGATGCAACATCAGGTCGAGCACTGTTTGAATACAGTGGAGGGGGGAATTCTAGTCTCACTGTTGCAGGAGCTTATGTAACCACATTAGGCTCTTGGCAGACTTCTTTTGGAAGAGTTGGCCCAACTGAACTAAATGGACGAACTGGCTTTTATCTTCATCTACAAGTACATGGTAGTGGGGCTAATCAGTCAGCTATTGGAACTGGATTCCGCATGTATGAAGTGTCGAAGTCTGAGTATGACTTGATAGGCACAACAGTGAACGCTTCTAATTTTAATGATTACTATCCGTTTGTCGCGGGCAGGCAGCACGTACAGGGTATTGCAGTGACTAAGCAAGGACGGAACCTGTTACCTGCAATTCCCCCATGGTTGCACGCTAATGCTAAAATAAACGGTCCGTATGATTTTACTCTGTCACCAACTGCTACTTACCAGTCATCAAACATTTATGTTGACGTTCTTCCCAATACCACATATACATTTCGTACAATGGGGGCGGGAGGTAACCTATGGGAGATTAAAGCTGAATCTACTCAAAATGGCGGAGTATCTTTTGTTGCAGGAACGCCACGTACCATAACTACAAAGTCAGATACGTATTCCCTAAGGGTTGAATTCACATCTACATTGACAAGTGGAACGATCAATTGGAAAGAATGGATGCTCGTTGTTGGGGATGCTACCTCCTTGCCTGAGTCATTTACACCAGCGGAGTCGCAGACCGTTATCCTTCCGGTGACGCTGGGGCAAATCGGGGATGTGCGAGACAGTATTTATAACGCAGGTAATGAGTGGATGTATGTGGAGCGGGTGCGAAAAGAATCTCTAAACGGCACACGTTCATGGTTTGTCTATGCTACTGGTACTGGCTATAAAGTAATCACTACTGCGCTGTCAACAATTCACAAGACTGATACTGAAAGAGTAATCAAGTACGATGGAACATTGCTAAAACACTTTTATCCTATAAATGCAGCAGATCAATCATTTTTCAATGCGGCTGGAAGTGTATATTTTAGTGTCAGCGTCTCCGATTCCGGCTGGGGAGATTCATTTGCTCCTTCGGGTACAGAATTAGCAGCGTATCTCTATGGGTACAAGATGAATAACGGGACCTTTGGAACGCCCTATAATGGAAGTGGCACAAAGACCTGGACGCCGATTTCTGCGACCAGCAATACCGGTGCTGTGACATCGGTGCCAACAACACAAGCTCCTGAATTCAATCCCTACACTGTTGATTATCTTCTGGCACAAGCGGCAGCTCCGATTTCCGTCCCGAACACCGAAGGAAGCATTACCCTGCATCCTGGAGGTAATCAGATCAGTGTGGAGACTGGGGTTATTCAGCGTGAATCCGTTGTTCCTAAGTTGGATTCGGGAAGATATTATGTTCTATCAGCAACACCACCAGGAACATACTGGGGAGCAGCCCGTTTAAGCAAAGAATCATCTAAAATGTTAGCGATTTATAAAGGTGCTGGCATTGACAACAAGTGGAGGTTCACAACACCGAGTAATGTCGCCGTTGCTTCACTTGCTCCAGAAGATTTCGACCCAAAAGCGGCCTACTACGTAACCTATATAGCCCGTGATAAATACGCTTTGACTACCAATGTCACAGAGACCGCTGCGACCTGGCGGACGGGCCTGGGCGGCGTGGTTTCCGATGTGGTCCAGAGTGTCGCGGAGCTGCGGCAGGATAATGACCGGCAGGACTTTGCTGATGATTATATCGAGGCCAAAGTCGATAATCTGTGGAGGGGTATTTCGGACGCTTCAGCGCTGCCAGACGCCATTCAAAAGTTTAAACTGACTGAGAGTGGAGGATGGGCCAAAAGGTATACAGGGACGTTGAATAGCTTGAGCACCCCAGGCTACTACTATATACCTAGTACACCTTCAGATGCGCCTAGTGGCTATACGGGTTCAGGTATTCTAGAGATACTCAGATTAGCAGATAGCACAGCAAATGTAATTCAAAGACTGACCATTTACGGAGCAGGGAGAGTATTTACTAGAGGCGGGGGGCAAGCTGGCGGCTGGGGAGCTTGGCAGGAAACCGGAATGAAGGCGTCACAGTTAGCCAATAACACGGATTTAAACACTCTGCCGGAAGGAGAGTACTTTGCTGCAAGCAATGCATCTGCTGCAACTCATATAAATATGCCTGCTGAGGTTGCGGGAGTATCGTACACCTTGAAGGTTTCAAGGAATGTTGGAGACGGGGTGACACAACTATTAACGACTTATCTAGTAAGTTCTCCAAGAATGTTTGTTCGGAGCAATTACAATGGATTATACGGGGCTTGGTACGAGATTGAGACCACTCGTACTAAGAATGCTGCTGGAGGATATGCCGGGCTAGACAGTTCTGCAGACATAGCTCTTTCTGTCATTCCCGATGTGGTCCAGAAGTACAGCCTCACCAAAGATGATGGAAAGGCTCTGACTATTCCGGCTGGAACCGACCTGAATACGCTCCTTACCATAGGCTTCTACACTGGCAATAATCTTGTTAATGCGCCGGGAGGCTCCGCTCAATGGTTCCATATACTGGTACAGACCCATTCTGGGGCATCCGATGGTACCGCTTATGTTGTACAACGGTTAATAAGCCTGACTGATGCAGGTACGCCAGTGGAGTGGATCAGACGAAGAGCTAATACTGTTTGGCAGCCCTGGGCTTCAATCCCAAACAGCAGTCTGTACAATGTTGCAAACGGAATAGCGGGTTTAACCTCCAGCGCTGTTTTACCGGACAACATCATACCACAGTCTATTACCAGAAGAGTACCATTGACGAACCAGCTACAGAAAAGTTCATACTACCGATCCGTTGTAGCGTTGTGCGAGCTAACAAACACGAATCCAAGCTACAATTCTTATAGCAATGGGTTGTTAACTATGCATCGTGGTAACGGTCTGAGCGGACAAGTAACGGCGCTTGTGAATGCAGAGAAACGGTATAATACAACGACCATGAACTATTCTGCGTTTCGTATAGGCACGACAGCGCAGGTGTTCCGCCCATGCACCTTCACATATAACGGTGTTAAGTATGGCGGCATCGACTTGTACATTACAGATGCAGAGTTTTCCTTTGTGGAGTTCAATGGGGCGACCAACTTTGGTATATTTGCAGTAGATTACTACAATAATCAGACGTCAACTAAGCTAAATTCCGAGATATTTGATTCCTTAAACACGACAACGGACCATACGTATATTAACGACATTAGCTTAAATGGGTCGGGATTAAACGCTGAACGTGTTGCAGGAAAAACCTTGGCCGAAGTGGTTCAGGGTTCTTTGTCCTACCTTGGTACCCTCGCGGGCAGCTCGCCTAATTACACCTGCACAGCAAATCCACCAATTGCGGCGCTTGCACCTGGGCAGCGGCTATCCTTTAAGGCCTTGTCATCCACCTCCGGCCCGATTACGCTCAACGTCAACGGCCTGGGAGCCAAGTCCATTAAAAAGCCAAACGGTAATAACCCGCCTTTGGTGCAGGGCGGAGTGTACACAGTGGTGTATGATGGAACGGCTTTTATCTTACAGGGTGAAGGGGGTGAGTATGGAACTGCCGAAGCAGCCCAGGTATTAACCGGCTATACCGTGGGGAGGGAGTCCGGTGTGGTGAACGGCGCGATGCCCAATAGATCAGCCGAGAATAACAATATCCCACCACTGGCTACCGCGTACTGGAAACCTTGGGACGGTGGACAACCAGAGGCTATGATTCATTTAAGACCTCCTGATGGTTACTACAATGGATCAACTTGGGTATCCGTTATTGTACCTGATTTGTTAGCGCAAAATTTGCCGGCAGATAAAAACGTCCTTGGTATGCAGGGGGCTATCCCACGCCGAGGCGCTTATACTGATTCTTCATCAACTGGCTGGGATGGCAACTACATGTATGTACGGATACCACAAGGTGTTTACCAGGACAACAGCGGATTGGGAACACCCGAAATCAGAGTCAGCGCTGCCCAGGCCCGGGCAGACGGCAATATCATTGCAAGGAATATCCGCGCAGGTGTCTGGGTGTATGGAATAGTTGGGACGTTGAAAGAAGGAAAGCAAGTAGATTCTTACGGGGACGGGCGCCCAGTATTAGGCGCTTTTCTACTAACCTCAACAGGACCTGCGACAGCCGTTGTTATATACTTTCAGATTAGCGGGATAGTTTATAGGGCTGTATACGATGAATACAATGTCGGCGGAGCAAACGAAAAGGCATATCGAGTAGATGGTGCCGGGTATGTAAGGATACAATGGTGGACTGGCAGTAATGTCGGGTTTAAATTCCCGGATGGTCAAAGTGCAGATGATGTTCACCAACCGTTTATTTTTGTTGCTAAATAAAAGGAGGTATTATCGTGCAAATCGGAATGAAAATCTATTATGACAAGGCAACCGGCAATATAATCCACAATACAGGAGAGTATGTCGGCCGGGGCCATGTTGAGACCACTGAGGACCAGGACTTCGCCAGCATCAAGGAGCTGGCCCAGCGCGTCCGGGAAACGGTCGGTGTGGTCAAGCTGCAATACGGCCAGTACTCCCGGGAGTTTGCGCAGTGCGACAGCTACCGGGTGGACCCGGAGACAGGTGAATTGTTGTTTACGTATCTTAACGAGCCGAACCCATTGGAGGGCCGCATGGCTGCTGTGGAGGCTGGAGCGGTGGACACCACGAAGCAGCTTGAAAATGCACTGTCACGGCTGAACGAGACTGAGGCGCAGCTGATGGATACACAGGTTGCATTGGCAGAGAGCTATGAAGAGCTTCAGGCTGCAAAGGTTGAACTGCAAGTCACCAAACAGGAAACGGTTGATGCCCAGGTAGCAATCACTGAGTTGTACGAACTGGTAATGGGCGGGCAGCAGCCGGAATCGCCCGTAGAGGGAGGTGAGACAGACAATGGCTAA